CGCTCCTGCTCTTTGGGCATTTTCAGCAAACTCTGCTTCTTTCATATATGCCATATATAAAACAAAATTCATAACCGCATTAGCATAAACATCAGGGACACCCAAATTATCAGAAGTCCCAACAGTAGCAGGATTAGCTGAATAAGTAAGCTCAACATAAGCATTACCACTTACCCCTGGGTATACATAAAATGTACGCGGGTTATCTTCTTCATAAGTGTAATGCTTTATAACACTAGTATGTTTTGCTGATCCTGTAACTGCCGGATCATGCCAACTAGGACTTTGAGCATCTAAAACAGATCTATTAACAAGTCTAATAGCTCTGCCACCAGTACCACTACTTGCGGCTGACATATTACGTGTTACATCTAATAGTCTATTACCACCGCTAGGTATACTTTGCTTTGTACCAGCAGCTAAAGTAACTGTAGCAACGGTTGCTGTAGAATCCGGCTTTATAAGAGCTATTTCACGCTGGGCATCATTAACCCATAAAATAAGCTCAGTATCAGGCCACCGGATGTTTGATGTATCTTGTAAAACCGCATCTACTCTAGATAAAACACTAGCTACAGTAACTGCCATTTAATTACCCTGCGTTCAAGGCTTCTTGCCATACCTTTTCACGTTCATCTGTTTTAACAGTACGTTTTGCCAACTTATTAATAACAGCGGCTTTAGGAGTACCATCTACCTTAAAGTTATCTGGATCACCTTCCTCAATTAAATTAAGCATAATTTCAAACAAAGGATCAGAGTCAGACTCTATACTATCTTCTAACTCCACTTTTATATCTTGCCCAGATGTTTTTCCTACTTCTTTTGCGCCCATCTGTATTGCAAGTAATCCGACCTCCTCAGAGATCTCTTTTTCAACACCTGCCTCAAATAAAACAACAGCCCCCCAAGTGGTGGCCACGCGCAGTTCCGTCTGACTAACTATCTTCATAATAACGTCTCATTTTATAAAATTAAGGGCAGGGCTTCTTTTTCATTCCACTACCGTACTTACCTTTACGCACACCGGTTTTTGCCTTTGGCTTTGCTTTTGCCTTTGGCTTTGCTTTTGCCTTTGGCTTTGCCGTTGTTGTAGAAGCTTTTCCATACCTAGGTTTACCATGCTCATCAGCATAAGTTTTTCTACCATAACGAGTTACAGTAGTCTTACTAGGTTTTTTACCGCCATATTTGGTTTTGTCTTTTCTTTTTACAGCATACTTTTTACCTTTATAGGTAAATGTTTTTAAGCCAGCACGTTCAGCTGCTGCAAATTTTCCTTGGAATTCTGATAACTTTCTTGGCATTTAAATAATCCTTTAAGAAAATGCCCCCTCCGAAAAGGGGGCAGGTCCAGTTAGATAACAAATAGATACATCGTTACCGTGCCAGAGGTTGCGCCAGTACCTGGAGCAGTTGCCACGGTGACATCTATTGTGTCATCAGAAGTAAAGGTAATTGGTGCGCTTGCTGTAGAGCCATGCGTTGCATTACCGATTGCAAATGAACTAGCTGTACCACCAGCCTGTCCGATAGTCGAACCATCGATCAAGCCATTTGCATCGCCACCATAACCAACATCAAGAACAATAGCTGGAGAGCCATTAGTATCGAGGTCAGTTGTAGTCAGCATTACACCAACTACTGTTTCGCCAGCAAAGACATCGCACATCTGAATAATGTCACTACCTGCCAAAGCAGCTGCGACAGTATATTCAGCCATACGAACACCTACGTTACCTTGAGGGAAGTTCTTAAATGCGCTATTTCCATCAATAGCACCAGAAGTAAATGTAGCCATCTCTTAAGTCCCCCTTAGTAAGCTGTGTCAAGACAAATTACGCCGAAGTCTTCAGTAGACCCATTGTAATCTGAGTTGAATTTAGGCTTACGTAAGCCGAAAATCTTACTGATGGAGATACCAGATTGGTTCTCATAGTCGAAAGTATCTTCAACTACTTCGGGCATACCAATATCTGCCATAGCAAGGGCCTGAGCACCACAGAACAGAGCACGTGCGCCATTTACATCAGCGTCAGCGCCCCACTTGTAACCAGCAGCACCAGCATTAGAGCTAGTTCCAGTGGTTGCATTAGCTGTGTTGAAAACATGACGGAACTCGTGAACCATCACGCCATCTACCATTAAGCTTGAAGTGCCAGAGAACAACTGGTTGCTAGGTCCTCGTACACCAGCATTCCTTACGTTAGCAAGGAAGTCTGAATCAAGTTTAAGGTCAGCCATCTGCTGAGGAGTTACAAACATGTGGAATACTTCTTGGTTGCCAGCACCTCTAATACCTCGGATATAGTTATCCTTGGCATAAGCCTTGAGTTCAACGATTGCTTTGTAAGTAATCGTATCCGCAGCAGCAACAGCTGTAACGTCACCGGCTGTCAAGTTGGTGGAAGCATCCCATCGCCTATGTCTGTTAGTCGTAGGCGCAGCTACATCAGACGCAAACTCCAGATCTACCAGATCGTGTCCGGCAGTGACATTGGTGGGACGAAGTGAACCACTAGTTTTGTGAGTATAAGCAACTCCTGAGAGGGTCAAGAATGCAAGCTGGTCCATACGATCAGCCATTGCATATGCTAGAGCGTCCCTTGAGTTCTCACGGAAATTAACAACACTCTTCTGATCAGCAAGACGACCTGCAATTCGGTTTGCGAAACGCAGCTGGTCAAGCTCGATAGTAATGTCGTAGCTTCTTAGAGCTTCTTCATTACCTTCTAGGGTGTTGTCACCTGTAATACCGTCGCCTGTCATATCAGCCAACAACGTGATTACTGCTTTTGTGCCTTTATCGGACTTTGTGAGTTCACTAATTCTCTGAACCATTGCATTAGAACCGCTACCTGCAAACTGATTCACGAAACTCATATTCCGAGCGACACGCCAGAAGTCTCTACTCCACGCTGTTAATTGATTACTAGTCAGCGACGCAAAGTTAGTTAAAGCCATGATTGTGGCCTCCTATGCGTATTAAAAATCAGGCCGAAGCCTGTCCACAGCCGACTTTAGGTGCGGCTAAACCGTTGCTCTCTATCGCGGAGCGACGACTTAGCGCTTATTAACGAGACGCGATCTCGACAGGTTTAACGTCTCTAGCAGACGAATATAACGTTATTTACGTGTTCGACACGGCCTATCTATCGTAAAGGCACACGAATTTATCTGATATTACCATGAGTTTTCCAAAAAACAATAGTATAACTATTTATTCTTTTTCTTCTTCTTTTTCTTTGGTCGCCCTGGTTTAGTATATGTTCCTGGTCCGT